GGGGGGAGCGGAGGTTTAGGAGCGGCGGGTGGTTATGGAACAGCAGGCCGCAGCCTGTACTGTGTATCTGCAGGCAAGCTGGCCAGCCAGCAGGCTGCCCTGCCTGCCTATCCCATAGCCTTTTCTTAGTCTTTCAGGTCCTTGTTCCCTGTTTAAGTCTAGGCTTAGCCTGTTAGAATTATGCATCCTTGCTAGTCTCTTGGACTGCTCTGCAGTCCAAGTGGCATAGCAACTATATAAACCTATCGGTTAGGCTTGCCTAACTGGTTTATGATGCAAGACCTGAAAGTATCCCAACTCTTTAAAAAGAAAGATGTACAAACCTATAGTTTGTACTTCTTTCTTAGTCTTTTTACTTACCCCTCGTGCTGCCCTGCGTGTAGATCAGCTGGGCATGCTGCTCGGCTTGGCTCATTCTTCCACCTCCTCACACTCACACCATCTTTGACCACATTTCATACATTTCATTCTGCCACCACCTCCTCAAGTAGCTCATTAGCTTCCATCATGTCTTTAACATCATCATCTGACATATATTTCATACACATGATTGTAACAACTACAGTACTTATTAAGCCCTCTTCTACCATCTCTAATAGTTGATTAGTGTATTTTCGGCTCATTCTGCCACCACCTCCTGTGGATCTTCAAGCACCTTATTCAAGTAATTGATGCTTTTGATGGTGGTTATTGTGGTCTTATGAATAAACCATTTTCCATCCATACTTTTGAACATACTGCTTTCGACTACTGGGTTGTTACTTACTTTGTTTATTTCATTCATTTTATTTATCTCCTGAGGTCTTTGCCTCACCCTGTAAGGTGAAGAACCTCATGAGTGATCAAATGATCAAAGTTTAACACCCATGATTACAATGCTAAGTATAGTGATAACTAATGTCCCACAAATACTTAACAATAACATCTTCTCTTGACTAGTCATTCTTTCACCTCCATAGTCTTTTCAAGCTCTTGTACTACTGTTTTGTTAGCTATCTTGATAGCTCTTAGCTCGTTCAAGATTATGTCAAGCTTTTGTTCAATTTGACTCATTTTTCCTCTCATCATCAATGGCGTTGTTAATGTTTAGCTCTTGAGTCTTTAATTTAGCAATTTCTACAGCGTCGTCCAAAGCAGTTTGTAATTCACCTTTGTCATTACCTCTAACTGTACATTCCCAGTAAAAGTTACCTTTAGCTGTCTCTTTGATCTTTACCCTAAATCTTGGTTCATTGCTCACAGTAGCTGCAGCTGGCTTTGCAGCAGGTTCATTTGTAACTTTTTGGTGTGTTACATTAGAGTTAGCTGCTTCACCAGCACCCCAGAAGCCAGTAATATTTTTATAATCTCCATTAACTTCTACTTCAACTTCAACATGGTTGCCAATGTTCTTTTGCAACTCTGACCATACTTGTTTGAACTTGTCCCAACAGCTATATTTTGATCCGTCGCTTTGAATGAGTAAATAAGTTCCTCCATTCTTTGCAGTCTTTTTTTCCAATTCATCTATTTTTATTGTTTCTTTCATTTTATCTTCTCCTTTTGGTTGATGTCTTGTTCCCACAACTAGGACAGGTTGCCCTAGGTAGTTTGGATTTGCTCTTCCAAATGTAAGAACAATGGTGACATTGAATTTCTTTCATACCTATATAGAGGTAGTCAAAGTTTATAAGCTTTTCGAGGGTAGAGTATATAAGTAGTAGTAGTCTTTAAGTGCCACCTATCTGGGTAAGGGTCAGAGTACAGTCGTCAACGATAATATTATTTGTGTTGGTTTCATTCCAAACCCATAATTCAATGGTATCATTAGCTGCGATATCTATTATCCCAGAAATAGATATGCTTCCAACATCTGAGCCACTACCACTTAAGTTCCTGTGAGCATGAAGGTTAGCGAATTCTGTAGCTCCATTATTTTTGAAGATGGATAAGCCAATTTGATAAGGGCTTCCCCCTGTAGATTCTACAGTTGTTGAGACAGTACACATATATTTCCCAGCATTTCCAACAGTGATATGGTCATTAGTATGATCAGGGGTTACATCACCATTACTTTGTCCATTTGTGTCAAATGAAGTAATTTGAACTTTGTTAGCTTTCCCGGCTGTAGTTATAGTAATGGTATCATTGGCATCCTGACAATATATTTCACCATACTGTAAACCTCCCTCGGTAAAATTAACATAACCTGCAGAGTTATATTCAAGTATACTTTTGTTGCCTACAAAGAAAAGCATAGTGTTATCAGTGAAAGAACTTAATCTTGTTACTCTTATGTAAGTGACTGGACTTGTTGAGTCTGTAGTGGACATTAAAAATTTTAAGTCAATGTTGCTCCCATTAGCAGTGCTATCCCTGTGCAAAGTTATACCTTTAGAGTTTGCTAGGGTTCGCACATGGATTTGGTTGTAAGGAACACTTATACCTACACCTACAGCACCATTGAAGTAGGTTTCACTAGTTGTGCCGACATCAGTAACAATCAGCATAACATTGTTGTTAGGGTCAAACACAGTAAATTTTTTACCACTTCTTGGAAGCTTCCAGATTAAATTATCACTTGCATCAACATTAAAAATGTTTACAGGGGATCCATCAGCTCGGTCCCATTGGATTTGTGTGTTGTTGTTTAATCTGATAGGGAGAGCAGTGTTGACTGTCCCAGCATCGGGAACTTTGCCAAAGCCGATGGAGCCGTCAATCTCAATTCGCATTCTTTCATTGGCACCATCAGTTTCAAAGATTAGTTCTTTACCAGAAGCAGCTTGCAAATAGCTAGCAGCTCTGACACCATCATAACCAAGAACAGTTCTTCCACCAGTTAAAGTGAGTTTTGAACTATCTGCAAAACCACCAGAAGGGTCTATAGCCACATTACCATCTGCGTCAACACTTACAGCAGGGTTAGGGCTGCCATCACTAGCAATTAGTTTAGAATGAGTATGGTCTGGGTCTATGCCATCTGCTTTAAGGTCCACATATTCTTTATTTGTTAAATCTTTAGATTTAGTTGGAGTATTTCTTTTAATACTGTTTTGATGGTCTCCAGAATTATTAGGTAAAATAAGCTCTGGACCAGCTACATTATTTGTAACTCCTAGACTTTTAATAATTTTTTGAACTTTAGTTGCACCCATTATAATCCTACCTTTCTACGCCTTGAGACATTAGAGCCTCTAGTAGGAATGAGGTTGCTTTTTCTTCCCACTTGTTTAGTGGTCTCTGCAACTAAGCCCGAAGTAGGAGGATACCTTGTAGCTACCGCTCTAGTTTTTATTGTTCCAGTTATAGCCATACAAATATAAAAGTAAAAGAAATATAAAAAGGTTTCTAAGCGCCTAAGATACTGTAAGCATACCCTATTCCATCATGGCTAGTGATATGTACATTATCAGCCGCTAACGGAGTGGTTTCTAAGAATGTTAATCTGCTAGCAAACTCGTTAAAGTCTGAGTAGATTAAAGCTCCAACAACTGTACCATCATCTTCACCTGTACCTTCATCAAAAACATTTTGATCCAAGTTCCAAGAGTTTAGTAGGTCTGATTCTGCAACAGAGGCTCCGCTCATGGCTTGGTTAACTTCATCTTCATCCAATGCTGCACTAGCAGCAGTGTCACTCCACATTCTTACATTAGCAATGTAACCTTTAAATTCTTGAGTTAAAGCTGCTGCACCTGCCACACTGTCAGCTGCTCCAATGTGTGCACCATCAATGTTATTTAAATCTGCAAACCATTGTCCCCGCTCTGTTGAAGTGGTCCATGTTAAAGGCATATCTTTACCATTAAGATAAATCTTCATTACATTACCATCTTGAACAACAGCCAAGTTGTAATGTTTGTGAGCTTTAATTGAATCTTCAGCAGTGTTGACATCAATTTGTGTAGTAGGTCCCGCTTTAACCATCATGACCCAAATAGTACCCTCCTCGACAGTGATATGTACATACTCTACAGCGTTAGCATCTCCAGCTCCCCATAAAGTGTAAGTTCCAGTTGCATCAGGGACCATGAAGTCGCACATGAAAGTGCCAGTAGTATGATTGCCTGCTACCATTGCAGCTGCACCAGCATCCACTTGAACACCATCATCAACATTCCCACCTAGGAATCTCATACCTCGCTTAGTTGGAGCCAAAGCTCCACTTACAAAATATAAATCTGTAGTTGCCATCTTAATATCCTACAACCCCAGCCTGTTGTAATGCATCAATACAGGCATTAGGTGCAGCTTTTTGATCTGTTGCAGAGGTGTCTGTACTGTCAGTAATCACAGCATGAGTAGGTTCATCCCTTTGATTTCTTCCCATCTTTCTTCTCCTTAGGTTTTTTAGTATTTTTTATTACCCGAGCCGATTCGGGCGGCGCTTTCACAGCGACATTCTTTAATAATTTAAACCCTTCAATCTTCATCCCTTGATATTTAGGGTGCTTTGCGACTTTAGATCTAGCTCTTTCTAAATAAAATAAAGAATTTTGGGAATCTCCCTTATCTCCCAATTCTTTTGCTAGCCTTAAGCAAGTTTCAACTGTCATTTTATGTCACAGTATCAGTGATTACAAACACAGCGTTTGGATTAGGTCTAATTGCTTCACCCTCTGCCCAGACTCGAACTTTCTTACCAATTCCTGGGTCGTCAACAATAGCAGAATGTAAAGACATGAACTCTTTCCATACTACAGCTTTGTCAGGGATAAAGACTACAGCTTGGTCAGTTGTTGCGTTCTCTGAAACTACAACTTTTAAGCCTAGCAGTTCCATCAGAACACCACTTCGTACTTTCTCGCTAGAGAATGAAGGGATGCTTGAACCTTTAACAGAGATGATCCAGTTTAGCAAGTTCTTGTATTCAACTGAGTTGATGTACAATACTGCGCCACTAGTGTCATAACCTTGTGCTCTAATCTTTTGCTGAGCATTTGTTAAGTCAATGATTGGATCTCCAGTTGCAGTGTCGTCCCAACCATCTTGGGTAGCTGCTGCTGTCTGTGCACCACCAGCTGTCATTACTGTGTAAATCCTACTATCAACTTGATAGTTTACTGCTCTCGCAATGTCTTTAATCATATCTGCCCAGATGTCTGGGTCACTATCATTCAAATCTTCAACTGTAATCAAAGGACTTTCTGCAAAGTACTTCTTTACATAAGATGTGTTTCTAGTGTAGCTCGGTTCGATTGCTACAGGCAATGACTTTGAGCTAGTGTTAGATATTAAAGTTGAAGTTATTCCTGAAGTTGTTGGACCTGTTAAGAATCCAGCTGTTTTCTGATACCATCTAAGTTCCCTTGCTCCAGCCTTGGTAACTCTACAAAAGTTCTTTAGAATGATTCCTTCTTCAGCGAAACCTTCAACTAATTTGTTAATGTCAATTCCTCTTATTTCTGCTTGTGCGTTTGTATCTGCCATTTTAAACCTCTATGATAGTTGCAGTCCCAATGGTTTTAATTCAAATAAGAATGTTTCACCATCTGTTGCTGTCTCTAAAGCAATTCCTACTAATGCTTCTGAGTTTACGTCTGCGTTTACAAGTTCATTTGCTGCACCTGTCGCTGTATCTGTGATGATAGCCATACCGGCTGTAACTCCAGCAGCTCCTGCATATCCGCTAAAAATTCCTTCTCGATAAACACCAATCTTGGTTTTACCATCATCTGCTATTTTTTCTTCTGCAGCAATACCTGCACATTCATCTGTGTCTCCTGTTGTAGTAGCTGCAGTCATTGGGTCTGTTAGAAGTAAGACTGCACCCTTCTCTATCCCTACGCCATCTGCGCAGGTGAACGGGATTGGAACCCCCGTTTCATATACCAAAGTAGTTTCGAGTGCCATACCAAAAAGGTAAGACTCAGAACTATTTAAAGTTATTCTTTTGCTTCTTGTTTAGCTTTTAGGAAAGTTAGAGTGTTTTCTAACAGTTCAATAGCCAATTTGTTGCTACGAATTTCTCTTTCAGTGTTCTCAATGGTCTTCAATTCTAACTCTTCTTCTTTGCTTTCGGCAATCATTAAGCCGGTTTCTTCATCTTTAATCATTTTCCTTTAACCTCGCCACTCATTACCTTCGCAGCATACTCTTTAGCTGTTTCTTCAGGCTCTTTAACAGGAGCTTGACCTGCTTCACTCCTGCCTGATAATGTCTTTTCAACCATAAGTTCTTCATTCTTTTGTAATATCTTTTTGCTTTCTTCATTTGCTTTCTCCATTCTTTCTACTATGGCTCTCGCTTCGTCCATCTTAGTAGTTGGTGCTTTAATTTCTTCTTGTTTTATTTCTTCTGACATCTTTCATTACCTCTCTTACTTGTGTTAATGCTTCTGTGTTATTCTTAATAGACTTTTCTACTTTAAACATAAAGTATAAAGCTACTACTACAGGGAATGCAACATTATTTAGTATATCATAGTATTCTATCATAGTAAACCAAATCCTAACTTGCTAGGTGTACCACCTGCTTCTTCAGCCCTAACCTGTGCCCAATATTCCTTTTCAGCTTGTGCTCTTGCTTCGTCCCTCCCTTCTTTAGCTAACCAGTATGCTCTTTCTTCCTCTGCTCTCTTCTCCTCAGCAGCTTGATAATCTGACCAAAATTGCCTTTCCAACTCAGCTTCTTCAGATGCCATCCTCGCAGACCTTTCAAAGCTTTCAGTTTCTGTTGCACTTAGTTCATCTCGTCTATCTTGTAACAAATTCATTTGTCTAAAATATTCAGCTTCAGCAGCAGCGTCCCTTTCATCTTTCTCGGCCCACCACTGTGGTGAATCAGGGATGGGTGTTCCTGCATCAGCTGCAGCTTGCTCTTCTTGCATCCGTGATGCAGTTCTGTTTGCAACCTCATAACCTAGCTGAGTGTTTTTTAGTTCATGACCTCTCCAATTTAAGAAAGGTGTGTGAGATTCTAACCAGTTTTGTACAGTAGGTTCATTCAATTCAGCCAACACTTCTTCAGTCCATAGTACAGTTTCCATGTCGTTAGCTTCATAAGCGTCATTCTGTGCAATTATCATAGATTTTGTGATGTCTCCTTTAGTGTTAGCAGTCATCATCTCTGAGAATCCAGCAGCGGGAAGAGCACTTAATATAATCCCTGCAACTACCCAAGGGTTTTTTAACTTGGTAACAACCGCACTTAAACTTTTTACGATAAGATTTTCAGTCTTAGTGTTTGCAGGTATTACAGCACCACTACCAGCTTCTATCTTGTAAGTCTGAGTGATACCTTTCGCTGCATCATCAATAGTCGCACTAGTATAACTTCCATCTGCTGCACTTTGACCTAACTTTCCCAAGTCATCAATGTGGGTTGTAATCCTTGAAGATTTCTCTAGGATTTTTTTCCCTGTTCTTATTCCAGCCTTTCCTCCTACTTTGGCTCCAGTAGTAGCTTTTCCAACAACACCAGTCCCAGGGATTAAGTCTAATCCACTTGTTGGCTTACCACCAATTTGAGTTTTACCAGTTACAGGGGCTGTGGCCACATCAAAAGCAGTACCTAATACAGGACTAACTTCTTTTAATCTTCTACTTTCAGCACCGATCGCACTCTGTATTTTACCTTGAGGTTCGGGGCCAGCTTTTACTCTATTTCCAGTTGGTAGAGCTGATACAGGTGTAGCTTTTGGAGGGGTAGGCGTAGCACCACTAGTTTTCTTTTTAAGCCTAGGATCATCTTTGCCAGATGTTTCTTTTTTTAGTCTAGGGTCTCCAGTTCCAGGTGTCTGGAACGCTGGAGTTGAAACATTCTTTCTAAGTTTTCTTCGTGCCATTATGCTGCCTCCTCTGGTGATACAGTAGTGTCACTAGGGTCCATGTTGACAGGACCATCTTTCTTTTGATCGCTCAGTAGCTCATTTTCCAGGCTTGCTGGGAACTCTAAATTGATCTCTAAGTTCAATTGTGATAACACTTGCTCTTCTATATATAGCTGTTCGCCTTCAATCATCTGCTGGAACGCTAGGTATAAGATCTTTGAACTTGCTTCAGTGATCTCTTGAGAACCACCTACTATGATTTCTGGCACACCAGTTGCTTGGTAAAAGTATTTGGATAACATTTGAATCCAAGGGAGAGGGTTTAGAGTGGCGTTTGGGGCAACGCTAAGAATCTCGTGTTCCACTACACCCTTAGGAACGAATATGTTTTCTCCATACTCCACAGCAGCATCAGCTTTAGCCTTGAATGCTGCAATTTCTGTCGCATCATCAGTGTCAACTTTCCAGATTACTCTTGGGACTACATTCCTGTGCATTAATTGCTTCTGGTCAGCCATTGCTTCATTACGCATCAGGATGATATCTTCAACAGGGTCGGTCAAAGCGTTACCATGAATCTCGTCAGCTAACCTGTTTCGTGATAAATGAAATATGTCTTCGGGCTTGAACTTTTTGTCCTTACCTTTCTTTTTTGCAACCTGTTCATACCTGATAATTAGACCTTGTCTGTTAGCTATGATCTTCATCACGCCAGGGTCTAAAGGTTTAAGGTTCATCAGTTCGCCTCTTTTGTCTCTGATAATCTCAGCGAAAGCGTCACCACCAATCTGGTAAGTTCTGATCATGTTAGAGAGGATACTATTGAAAGAGTCAACACCGAACCCTTTGATAGTTAATAGTTTAAGTTCAGTCAGTTCAGGGGCTTTGAAACCTTTACCCACTGTCCAGACAGCTTTTGCATCTACAGTAGCCTGCATCTCAGGGATGGCTTTGTAGTATCCCAGCTGCTGGGGCCAGTTTGGATTGATCCATTCTGTTTCTTTCTGTTCACCAGGCCCGTCTGTGGTGACTGCGTCAACTGAAAAGTCAGTTACTGTGTTTGTCATGTCACCATAATCGGTGCTTCCTATATCTGTTTCTGGCATTTTTTCTCCTATAGTTGTATTTTGGTTGGAATTGGTGCAATCAGTTGTGAGGGTACTACTCCTGTTGCATCCCAACCTGCAGTTCTGTTAGCTGGATCGTAAGCTACAGCGCCAGTGCCACCAGCGCCAGCACCTCCTGCTCTAGTTGCAGTATATATTACTGTTAATCGTAAAGTGTTCCCCCGTTTAATGATTGTTTGTGGAATATTTAATGGTATGGCCATGTACCTGTAAGTTGTAGTTAAATTAATGTTCCAAGTTGTACTGTCAGCTGATACAATGTCAGTCTCAGTAGCACCATCCCATTGTCTGATTTTGGCAGTTATTATTACATTATAAGTCGGACCTGCACCTCCAGTTGAACCTGCAATGGGGATATTGACAATAGTAGTGCCACGGATTACTAACTGTTTGTTTATCACAGTGTCAAAGTCAATGTCGAATATGGTTTGGGGACCTGCAATGTCTTGGATGACTGCACTTTCGCCAACAGGTTCGCTGTTTAACAAGTTTGCAGTTAAAATGTAACTGGGCCCTGTGCCAGCACGAGCACCATAGAATGTTAATGTTCCTGTTGCTGCAGTGATATCACCATAACTGTAGTTAGCTAAACCGCTCTCCTGTGTATCTTGAAATATGTTTTGTGTCATTTTAACATTTTCTTTATGTCCAGTTTAAACTCTGGGATCAAGCCATCTTTCCTGTTCGCCCATGAAGTGCTGTGTCCTGTAGCGATACTCATCTCACCCACATCCATCCCACCCCATTGTATAGTGCCTATCAGCCGACCATACTTGTCAACCTTGTTAGTGGGGTCAATGATAACTTCGACCTCTTTGCCTTCGATCCAACTTTTTAACCAGTCTCGGCTTTCGTTACCACCCTTCTCGCTCAACTCTGGAGCTGCAATGTTGAGGAACCTGATTGGGAACTCGAAATCGCGCTGGTCCCAGCTTACAGTGATAGTATCACCATCATGCACCTTTGTAACCATCGCACTGAAGCTTTCAGTGATTTGTCGGTGAGGACTTTCGAAGTAATACATAGTCATCTGAGCTTCTGTCAACTCAGGGAATGCTTTAAAGTCGTGTGCCATTATGCTTTAATTATGAAAGTTTCTTGTTTCTTGTCTCGCAAGATTGCTATACCTCTTAAGGCTGTGTCTCTGTGTACATTAATCATGTCTTCCGCTTCGCCTCGTGAACTGAAGTTGCTCATGTCATAAGTGATTACATCAATTGCTGCCAAACAACTTGCAACCTTAGTAAGGATGCCTTTAACATCTACATTCAGGGTACCATAAACATCACTGAAATTGTATCTAACTGCAACATTAATCTCACTCTCAGCCTGAGCAATGTAAGAGTTAATGTAAGCTTCTGTGTTAGCCACAGCTGAGGCGTTAGCTCCAGCCTTTTCTTGTACTTGTAATGTTGTTGCGAATATTCCTGTATCTGCCATTTGTTTTAGTAAGTTATCCAAATATTTAAACTTTTGTCTTTTGTGCACCAGGCCGCTCTAATCAAAGCCTCGGCAATGTGAGTGTATCTTCCAAATATCTTTAACAGTCCGTTCTTATATTCGGACTGAACGGACTTGAGCGAGTGTAAAGTTTCTGGATCATCCAAGAGCGTGACCATACCCCTCTCCATCAAAGTGAGTAAATTGTTGTACAAATCTTCTTTCAATAACTTCTTAGTTCTCTTTTCTTCATTATCTAAACTACGAGATGAGTTATTAACAGCTTCAACTCTTCTCTTAGTTTGAGGATCTTCAAGCAACATATCAAACACTCCAACACCAAGCCCACCATCATCTATGTAAATTTTCTTAAAATTTCTTTTATGATCGAGTATTTTGATACTTCGAACAGTATCAGTCAGCCTAGTGTCAACATAAACCTCTTTATCAGTTTGTACTATGCTTCCACTTTTAGTTTTGTTAATACCAAACAACACAGTTTCATCCCCACCCATACGAGCAACATCAACTCCTAAAAAAGGTTTTCCCGAAACTACAGGAACTTTTCGAGTCATGCACTTCTTGATAAGTTTCGTAGGGAAAAACTGCATTAGTTCATCAATAAACTCGCCCAAATACTCCTGAGCGTAAGCTAAATTAGTCATTCGCTTCTTTTGTTGCTCCAAGTATTCTTTATCTACTCTGGGACAATCTTCGGAGGATACATGAAATGTTTTGAAGGAAGGGTCTTGGAAACAGTCGTAGAAGTACCCTCCCTTCCCAAAAGGGGTTGATAAAAGTATGATTTTTCCTTTGGACACTGCCAGCATAGGTGTTACAGCAGTCCAAACTTCTTCAGGGATGAAAGCAGCTTCATCTGCAATCAGTAGATCTACAGTGTAGCCTCTAATCCCATAACCACTCAAGCCAGTAGGTAGACACCTAATTACACTACCATTAGTTAAGCATACCTTTGATTTGGTGGGTTTGTCTTTGCCACCCTTAATCATTTTCTTGTGATGGTTCACTAGATAGTCCATTACCTTTTCAAACAGCAACTGGGCTTGTCTTTCAACACTAGCAATGATTAATACGTGCTTATTTGGATGTTTTGTAGCATAACTTCCCCCTTTAATGGAAATAACAGTACTTTTACCTGCCTGCCTGCCAGATCTTAAAGCAATGTTGTCGGGACAGTCCAATACCTTTTGTTGCCAAGGATCAAGATTGATTTTCATTGTAAGATTTCCAAACATCTAATAATAGATCTAATTTTATGTCATACTTGGCTTTGTAGATGTCTTTCCACCTGTTAGTGAGACTATCTTCACTAAAGTTGTAGAATTTGAAGTCTTCCAAAATCTCTTTAGGGATGGATTTAAATTGGCTTTGATGAGCTTTCTCTTTAATCTCAAGATTTAAAATACTTTGAGAAATCTCTTCCATGAGCTCCTGCTTGTCAAAGATCTCTTTACGCAAACCTTTCATCTGGTGCCTTAACTCGTCAATGTTACGCCTGCTTGTGCTACCAAAATAATCTATAAGAAGATTATTGATTAAAAGAGATGCGTTACCCTCTTCTTTGAGTTTATCTACTAAATCCCCATCCAATGTGAAGTTCTTATTTACCTTTACCATATGTATATGTATATACATACATATATATAAACATATAGGTACCTAAAGTACTATAGTGGTGACAAATTGTCACCAGATGATTATAATTTTTAGGAAGAATATATAATATAATATTATAAAATTTGTCTGGGGGGGTGGATGTATAAAAGAATAAAGGTTCCAAAGAATCGCTAATAGTATAAAGGTGGGTGGGTGGGTGGGCGGGCCCCGAAGGGGCCCGCGGGAGTGGAGGCGTAAGCCTCCAC